TATTGGATCTTATTTTTCTTTAGATCATTGGGCGCATAGTTTCTCCGTATGGAGAGAACTAATCGGCTACCTTCTTCTACAGTTACTATGTAGGGTAATTTTACTCCTGTTGGTTCACCATCTTGACCAACTTCTTCAAAACCTTCTAAGTCTAAATTAACATGACATTCTAATAAAGTATAAACTGGATCTTGTTTACCAACTTTTTTAGTGCCATCTAACTCTCGTTCTTTTTTTTCAACATCATTTTTTTCTACAGTGCCTGGTGGTGATAATTCTATATCTCTGTAAAAACCATTGACTTGTTGTTTTCTTAATTCGTTTTCTGACATTTTAACAACGTGTATGACAGACTCTGCATCATCTAAACTTGTTGCAGTGTATGGTACAACTAATTCATCTGCAGGTACAAATTTTGATACGACTCTACCCATCGGCACATCGTAATAAACTTTTTTAAATGTAGAACCTGCAAGTGGTAAATGAAATAACATAGAGTCAAACTCTGCTTCGTATTCTTTCATCTCATCCATGATTAAATAATTCATGTAATCTTTGACACGTTGTGCCTGCATCTCTGTTTGTGGATTTTTAATTCCAATAACTTGTGTTCTTACTGGTCCATCTGCAGGTAATAATTCTTTGTAAGCTTGTGCTTGAAACTGTGTAACAGCTTCCGCCATTACTGGGTGTGTTGCACCACTAGCCCCTTGAAATGGTTCTGTTCTGTTTTCATATTTAAATCCTAACAAATCTAAACCTTGTGTATAAGATTGTTCCCAATCTTTTCTTGATGCTTTGTAGTCCATATAGTTTTGCACCATGTCATTGCCAACTGGTTCTAAAACATCATCAGGTAAAATATCTGCTAAATTATCAAAATGATTTTCTGTTCCAGGTATGTTAATAGCACCTGGTTCAAAGTCTATTGTAACACCACCATCTTCTTCTGGTGTAACTTCAACGGGACCTTTTTCTACAATTTCTTCTTGGACGTCGACCTGTTCCTCACCTGGTAAACTAACCTCAGTACGAGTGTTCGGGAGTCCTTTATCTATTTCTGCCATTTAATACTCCTAAGTTTTCTTAACACGTTTTAATAATGAAGGCAACCCATCCTTATCCTCATTCATGGATTCTAACATAGCACCTGATCTATCTCCTGCTAGTTTTGCAATTCCTCCACCTGCAGCCGCAAATTCATTGAAAGCAAAAGCTTCTCCTTCTCTTTGCAGTTCTTGTCTTTGTTCAGGTGTCATGGATCTTAATTCATTTATTCTTTTTTTAGTAAACTTACCAAGTTGATATGCACCTTCTGCTCCCAGTGATGCAATACCTAGTGGTGATGCTATTCTTGCAACTCTTGCTGCCATAGCAGGTGTTAAACCTAAATTAAAAAATCTTTGAGCAACGGGTCCAAACTTAGCTGATTGTTTTACAAGTTGTGGTGCAAAGGCAGCTTCTGCTGCAATGCTTGCTCTGTCAACAGCAGATGTTGGATCTACGCCAAGTCCTGCCGTTAACGCTACAGCTCCTGCTGGTGTTGGTATAGTTTTAAAAGCTTCTCCTAAGACACCTGGACTAAAAAGAGGATTTGCATATAACGCAAAACTTTCTTTAGATGCAGGGTTAGAAATTGCTTTTTTAACCTTACCTAAAATATCAGGTGCAAATCTTTTAGTATAATTTAAAACAGTTTCTCTACTTTTTTTATCTTGTAAAATTTCTTTGAAGTCTGCGGGTCTGAAGCCTCTTTTAATTTCAGCATCAACAGCTTTACTAACAATAGGAGATAAAATTTTTATTCTTTCTTGTCTAGGTAATTTATCTAATTCTTTTAAATTTATATTTTTAGATGATAAAAAAAATTTTTTATTTAAACCTTCAAAAGAGGGTTCTAAAGTTTTAGGATCAATTGTAATTCCAAAAATTCTACCGCTTGTTTTTTTAACCTGTTCTTTAACTTGATTGTTTATATCTAATAGTTCTTTTTCTAGTTTTTCGTTTAAACCAGAGTTTTCTATTTTTTTCATCACATTAAATTGTTTTTTATAAATAGGTTCTAATGCATTTTCGGCTGGTTTTATTATTGCTTGATTTATTAATCTAGAATCCATTCCAGTTAATTGTGTATCAAAAACAAGACCTAATCTATTCATGTGAGCTTTTGAAACCCTGTGAGCAAAATCTATTTTACCTGATAAATTTTTTTCAGCTAATAGAGGTGTTTTAGTTTTTATAATAGTCTCCTCTGCTCTAGGACCAGAAATTTTTTTTAATAATTTTTTTCTTTGTGCTATAACTTCTGCACCAGCTCCACCTTTAGGATATTTTAGACCCTCTTTATTTACATAGAAACTAACCATTCTTTCAAATTGTCTTTCACTAATTGGATATCGTTTAGCAAAATTTTTAGCTTGATATTTTTCAGGCATAGTTTTACCTGGAACATAAGTATATTTTAATCTTAGTTCATTTAAAAATTTTTCTTTCATTTTTGGATTTGGAAAAATTACATCTTCTATAACTCCAGCATTACCTTTTTGTTTGATACTAATTCTATTTTTCATTTCCTCTTTTGAAGGTAATGTTCCAATAGTTTCTTGCTTACCTTTTCGAACCTTCATTTGTTTATAACGATCTAGATCTTTATATTTTTTCCCTGTTCTGTCTTCATACTCTTTTATGTTTGATTTCATTTTTGCTGTTAGTTTTATTGGCTTGCCCGTGCTTTGTCTTTTTTTAAGTATATTTTTTAATTCTTCTTTAGAGCCCCGATAATTTTTTCTGTTAGACTTACTGCCGCCTATAGTTGTTCTTATGTGATATAAATTACCTTCGTTAAATAATTTAACTAATCTTGGACTTTTTCTGACTGCTTCAGTTAGTTGTTGCACTTTCGTAATTGATCCATCACCAAAAGGTATTCGTCCACCATCAGCTCGTGGATTACGTTTCATAAACTCATTAAAAGCTTGTGTATCTTCTACGTCTTTTTTGACTGGTGGTTGTTTAATCTCATCTGCTGTTTGTAATTGTGGTAAACTTTTTTTCTCAAAGATTTCTTTCAGTCTATTTTTTACTGGTCTTATAAGATACTGATTGACCACTTTTATTTCTTTAGGGCCAAGTTTCATTATTCTCCTAACATTCTTGCGATACCGCCTGATGCTTTACCAAACTCTGTCATGTTATCTTCAAACACAGTTCCTTCTTCTATAACTTCATCAGGGACACCATCCTCAACATCTTTCATCTTACCATCCATGTCTGGTCTTGCAGTGTACTCATCATACTCATCTACAACTTTTTTACCTTTTGTTGTTTCATCAGCCATACCTGG